CTTGATCATGGCGTGCATTTCTATTTGATCCAGCATCACGTAACAAATCGGCATAGTCGATAAATATGATGTCAGGTTTTGATCCCTGCATGACACACTTATCCATATGTGCTGCGATTGTTGTTACAGTTGCTGTTTTTGTTGGATAGTATTTGATTACTAGGTTTCCTTTCAGTTTAGCTACAGCTGATTCTACTTCCTCTCTATGGAACTTTAAATCCTGAGTTGGTATGCCTGTGAAGTGACTATCGAATCGTCCTCCAACATATGTGTCAGATAACTCGAGTGTATAGTAGTTTACATTAAACCCAGCCTTCACACAAGCCGCTGCTGCATTAACTAATGCCATCGACTTTCCGATACCTGCCGGAGCAACAAACACTCCCATCTCTCCCGCACCAAGTCCTCCATCCATGATAGCATTAACTACATCCCATGGTGTTGTTATTACGTGACGACTGTTTTGTTGAAAGCGTGCTTCCACGTGATCAATATACTCGTGACCAATGTCTTTATCGGTTCCTGCTTTCATAGCCTCGTCAATCTCTGTCTTAATTTCATCGTACTTTCCTAATTGAAGTAGTTGAACTGATGATAGGATTGCACTCTTGAGTTTTTGATTCTTGCAGAAATCTAAAGTCTTGTCTTTAATATAAGATAAGTCCTCTGCATCGATCTGCTTCATTACATCTTTAAGGGAATCGATAATTGTCGTTTTCATGACCGGTTCAGTTATCGCATCAACCTCTACCTTTAACACTTCTAATGTTGGTGTGTTCTTGTACTCTTCAAAGTATTTGATAGTTGTTTTTGCAATCCACTGACTGGCTTCTGAGGAAAAGTATCTATCATCAATGATATCATGTATCTGTTGTAAAAAGATTCTGTCTTTTAATAAGACTGCTAGCAGCTTATTTTGAAAGCCCCCTCCATATAACTGAAATGTATCTTGAATACCCATACTGTAACTATACCCTATTTTTTACTGTGAAGCAACTTAATCTACAAAATGATTGATCTTTGTTGCAATATCCCTTAACCACATCTCGGGATTCTTAATCGCTGACGTCATTCCATCTTCTACTAGTAGTTGATGAAACTTCATCTTAGCAAGCTTACCAGCCGGTTGATTCATTAGATTGGTTGCTCGCATCTTAATTGCTGCGTTGAGTATGCTTTCGTGAAGTTGCATGATTTTATGATATAATCTTACATCCTCCTCTGCCTCTACTACGTTTTTATAAACCTTCACCTTGGAATCGGTAGCAAGTGATCGTGCGTACTCAAAGAACTCATCTAAACTAATCTCCTGTTGCTCTCCTAGTTTTGGAAAACGCTTTAAGATTGTTTTTGGTGCTAAGCCTGGAGCACCTGGAATGTTGTCTGAACTGTCACCATCCAAAGCTCTAAAGACAGCAAAGTTCTGAGGGATAACACCATACTCAGTATATACATCGTCTTCATAGTATAACTTCTTTTTTGTAGGACTCCATACGTGTACTGTAGGATTCACTAGTTGTAAAAAATCTTTATCTGAGGACATGATAAATGTATGTGACTCTTGTGAGTTAATATACTCATTTGCAATATATGCAATGACATCATCAGCCTCCGATTCATCTAAAGTAATGACTGTGATTGGTAGAGTCTCTAAGTAATCAATTAAGCGAACTAACTGTTGTAATTGATTGTCTTCTTTATCTACAGCCTCTGCTCGGTTCAAACGAATCGTAACCTTACGAGTTGACTTGTATCCGGGATACAACTGTCGTCGCTTAGCTGAACCATTCTTTCCGTCAAACACCACTACCACTCGAGTTGGATCAACTGTCTTGATTGCATGCCCCACGCTTAGGAGAAAGCCGGAGATGCCTCCGACGTGTTCTCCATTTGCGTTTAATGCGGGACTGGATGAGTAAGCTCTTATGAAAGTGTTTAACCCATCCACAATCAGAACTCGATCATTGCGATCTGAATGTGGTGCCTCCTCTCGTAACCTTAGCTGATTTAGTAATGCAGCGTATTTGTTTTTTATCATGCTTCTAACAATTCACCACTGTTATCAATTTCCAGATCGTCTGTATTAATAGCATCTTGTGGTTTGTAACTTGAGATAGAGTTTTTCTCCAATAGACCTTTGCAGTACTCTCTGACGTCGGTTCTTTCTCGAAGAATCTTTTGCCAATCCTTTGATTGAAACTTCACAACCTCACCCGTGTCTTCCATCACGATTTCATACCAAGCACCACTCTGATTAACTGCTTTGTATTTCTTCAATGAGTCAAGCCAACTTGAGTAGTCATCGATACCTGAATCGAAGTAGATGTTGAAGGTAGCTTTTTTGAAAGGAGGACCAAAGCGGTTCTTAACAACCTGTGCTTCTGTTTGAACACCAATAATTTCACCTTCTTTGTCTTTAATCTTTCCGACTGACTTCAATCGCACGCGACAGCTGGCATGGAATGGTAGAGCCTTTCCTCCACTCGTTGTGTACGGATCTCCGAACATTGCTCCTAACTTCTCTCTCAACTGATTTGTGAATGCTAGAATCACTCGCTCCTTTCCGATTAGGTTTGTAATCTTACGAAGAGCTTTAGACATGATAATTGCTTTTGAAGTTGCCCATCCATCCTTATCGTAATCAGCATCTTGTTCAATCTTAGTAGTTGCTGCAGCGACTGAGTCGACTACAATAGTTACTAATCGATCTTTGCTTGTGTTACGGATATTTGTAATAAGCGTTTCAATAGACTCAAAAATGTCTTCGATAGTCTCCAAAGGAATGTAAAGCATGTTCTTTACATCAACTCCTACAGCTGATAAGAACTCCTCACTCAATGCATTCTCTGTATCAATGTACACAGCAATACCACCCTTCTTCTGTGTATTAGCTAGTAGGTGAGCCATGATAAGAGATTTACCAGAAGCTTCTAAACCGGTGAACTCAGCGATTCTTCCTACCGGTAAACCTCCATCAGGTCTATTTGATATGGCAAGATCTAGTGTAGTTGATCCAGTTGACACCCACTCTCTGAGATCAGTTTGAGTATCCTCACTACCTAGAAAATGTACAGCCTTAAAGTCTTTAAACTTCTTGTTGAGACCATCTGCTAACTGTTGTGCAAGTTCGTCCCTTCCCGCTATTTCATCGGGTGTAACTTTTTGTTTTGCCATGTTGTTTACGAATTAAATAACTCCCCGAATGCGTCTTCGATGTCGTCAGTTGTTGTTACAGTTTTAGCTGAAGTGATTGCTGGTTTAGTGACTGTTCCATCAGCTTCATTGCTGTCTGGGTTTAACCACTTAGCCAACTCCTCTTTCATCTCTTCGTAAGACAATTCAGAGAACATCTTAGTTAACTCCGGTTGTTCGTTTACGATTTTGTTAGCAACTTCCTTATCCTCTGTCGCAGGGGTTGTGTTAGGTTTTACTCGTACTGTGTAAGTTGGATATGCACCATCTTTGTCTGGAGCAACACATTCGATTGTGATGTCTCGGCCACCCATAAGATCAGTGATGTCTCCGTAATCTGGATCAGCAATCACACCTAATAACTCAGTGTAGATTTTTTTACCGAAAGCGTAGAACTTAACACCTTCACTTTCTTGACCACGAACGATTACTGGAACGTAGCAACGGAACTTAGGTTCAATTTTACGACCTAGTTTCCAATCCTCCTTGTCTCCACTCTTTTTAAGTTTTTCAGAAAACTCAACGATTGGATCTGGCTTTCCGAAACTTACCGGAGAGAGCATGGTTTTCTTACCAATCTCGTAGTGGAAGTAAAGTTCTTGAAATGGGTTTGATTTGTCAAATGCGTAAGGTACAATACGGATTTGAGATTTTCCTACCGGTGGTTTCCAGAATACATCTGAGTTTTTCTTACCAGTAGAACTTGACTGAAGCTCCTGAAGCTTCGCTTTTAGCGCATCTAAGTTTAATGCCATCTGCTTTTTGTTTTTAAGGTTTATACTTTATTTACTATCAAGCTAAGTATCGAGTATGTAATGAGCAGGTTGTGTGTTTTAATTATGCTCTTGAACTACTTCTGACTTAACCCTTTGACTAACTATACGTTCTTTTAACCGTTATTGCAACTCTCTAATGTCAATTAATCGAAATAATCCACTTCGATCAGATAACATTAGTTTATTTTTATATTGTACCCAATCAACTCGAAAGCTTTTATCAAGTACTCCGTTATTTAGTTCTTGAATAAGTGTGTTAAGAGCATTGATGCTGTAAAGCGTCTCTGACTCTTTCTTACGATTGATTGTGATTGTATCATTCATTCTACCCACCGATGAGGTAGTATTGTAAACGCAGATAACATTGTTAGGTGTTTCTACGTATTGGTAACACTTCATATTAGCAACATTGTCTACTTGATAGGTTTTATGGATTCTAGCAATGCACGATGGCAATTCCTGGAGTGTTGTAAATGTGCAGAGCAACTGTGGCTTCATATTTCTATCCTACTTCGTCTGGTTTCTCTGAATTCAACTTCCCTTGCATTCCTTGAAGCACTTTGATCTGATCTTGAAGAGCCTTAATCTGCTCCTGCTTCGTTTTAATACGTTGATCAACCTCCTTTTTTTCAGCAGTAATTTCTGCTTGAGTTTTTTCGTTAAGAGGTTTTCTAGTGTATTTGATATTGTTTTCTTTTAGATACTGCTCCACCTTTAATCTTAGCACACTCTTTAGCTGCATCTCTGGTGACATTTTCGAAAAGTTCGCTTTCATACTAATAAATATTAAACAACACTGCAAAGTGTCATATTTTTATAATTTAATCCCTTCTTCAGTTTAATAGGAAATGCCTCCGTATCGATGCAGGATGGAATTAAATTATCAATAATTGTTTGCATCTCGTCTGGATGCACATCAAATAAGATGCTATCGTACGTGTATAGTACAGGCACTGACTTTAATAAATAGGCCTGCAAATACTCTAAGGTGTTTTTTAATACGATTGCATTCTTCTCTGTCTCGTACATTTGAATGTAGTAGTTGAATAGTGTGTATTCGGTTATCTCCTGATAGTTGGACATTAACAGTCTTCTACCTGATATCAAACTATCTACGTATCCGTATGTAATCATATGTCTCCAGATTTCTTTAGAGAAGGCATCAGTGGCTGCAAAAAAAGGTATGTCTAGATACTCACGCTTAATTCCACCATATAGCTGACGGAATGTGTCTTCCTTGGCTTTTGCTACCTGAGAAGCTGTAGGTGTATCTGTGTTGTGATACTTCTTGGCTAAGTGGTGATAAGCATCTTCTGCTCCAAAATTATATCCAATAATGTCGGCAATCAATCGTGGGTGGTATGAGTTGAAGTCCAACTCTAACAGCTCCCCTCCTTCAAACCTACTAACAAAGCATGCTCGTGTTTCATCTTCTTTTGGTAAGGCTGCAAAGTTGATTCCACCAAAACGATTACTTGGACGTCCAGTTGTTGTGTAGAAGTTGTACTGTGTATAGCATCGGTTTTCTATTTGTGCAAAGGTTTTTCCAAAATTCTCCTCAAACAATGCAGGATCAATTTGCAGTCCATTTTGTTGAATAGCGATCAAAGATCGCTTTAATGTATTGCTATAAAAATCTAGTCCATCTGGGAGGGTAGGTTTATAGTGCTTCTTGTATAGGATGAATGCTTGTTCCTCTAACTTAACTAGATCGACTAGCGCATTTATCTTCTGCATCTTTGATAGTGTGCGATTGTAGTGAGAAGTTAGTGTACTGGATTCTATCTCAAATCCTTTGTTTGTTCTTAGATAAGACATCATCTCTAAGTCGTAGCTTTCAATGTCGTATCCGTTTGCAATTAGTATTGCTTTATTTGTTGTATAGACTGCTCCAGTTAAGAAGCTGAGATCGGATACGTGAAACAATCCTTCCGGATGACTAACACTTACAACATATGATTTAGAAGTTTGGATATCAATAATACCGAAAGCAATAATACTCGTACAGCTTGGATGCAGTCGATCATCTAGTGGTATCGGATGTAAGAATACATCACGACCATTCAACATAGTAAGCTGCTGAGCATTATCTATAACCATTCTCCTAATATAGGGTTTTTTAATTGATCCTACAACTAATCCACTGGAAGTATTCTGCCAGTAGCTCTATCATAAGTTTGTTTGATTGGTACTTTGTTGTTTTTGTAAGCCGGTCGGATGAACAATGAGTCCTCGCTATTAAACACAGTCTGTAAAGTTGGTCTTGCAAATTGAGTGTAGCTTAGTATAACATATGGTAGCCCAGGTAATTGTACTGAAGCAATGTTAGTGTTGCGTTTGTTCAGCTCTTCTATTGCTTGCAAAGTTCCAGTTAGTCTCCACTGCAATGCCACTGATGCGTATATAGCCGAATCAATCCCACCATCTCTTCCTATTCTATCAAACTGATCTCCGTCAATCTCTATAGCGTATGTATCTGCGTTATGTCTTTGTACGAAGAATCGTAGGTCAAATCCAGCATCATAAACTCCCTCAGACTCGCGAGGAGTGTAAAAGTATGGAATAGGTTGTACGTATTGCTTTACTAGTGGTTTGTAATCAAATAATCGATCATATATAAAGTGATCTATATTGTTGTAGTATGGATATAATGGTCGTTTTGATATGCCACTTGTTGTTGTAGTTGTCGGTCCGGTAAAAGCTTGTCCACTTCTGACTATATGGTACTCACCAATATACTCTTCACCTGCCTCAGTCGTAAATTCTCTCCCTTTGGTATATAGATAATCATCTGCACCAGCTGTACTTGAGTACTTAGATGTACGAAATCCATCTCTTGGGATGGGTGGTTTTGCGTAGTTTGGTGATGCCATGTTTATAAATAGTCTTATCTAGCTCTTGCAACTGTGCTCACTTTGGTTACCCAATCGTTAGCTGTTACAGAGTGCTCCACCTTTGTTATTTGAAAGTCAAATGAATTACGAATCTGTGCTGGAATGCGATCTGCTGTCACTAATTGTCCAAAAGCAAAACCTCCAACTCCGTCACACTCAAATCCAAAATCAAACGGTAAGGCAGTATTACAGTGAGGTGGAGTCCCAGCATCTGTTAAATCTTGGATGCGTGCTACCACTTCATTGCGTAAAGCGTTGCAAGTTTCATCACTTACGTAATCGTATACCTCTTCTACTAAGCTGCTTAAGGTTGGTGTCTCTGCTTTTTCTGCATTACTAATGCTATCACAATCACATTGAGCTTTTTCACTTTTACCTGCTGCTGGCATTCCGGCATTCGTTACACTACCTCCTAAGTAAAATGGCTTCATGCTAGCTCCTTCACATCCAGTAGAATCACCACCGGATCTAGAATTACCCGATCCTTTTTGTTGAGTACCTCCTGCATACAGCGCTTGTGTTTTCATACTGTCTGTAAGCTTCAAATCTAGATTAAAGCTACGGATGGATGAGTTGCTTACTGTAGATGGTACTGGCCAAGAAGTTGCTGTCTCATATTGCTTTAAATCGACAACAGACAATAAACCACCTTCACCTCCGCTTTTTCCGGTACCACAACCGCTCTTGGTTTCGGTATCTGAAATAACATCTAAGCTCCAGATATCTCCACAAGTCTTGCTCACCCCTTGAAGTACGCTACGTAAAAAAGTTAACATTAACCTATCCCCATCAAGCACCTTTTTTAACTCCATCATTACGTAGAGTACGTTAAGTTGTATATTACATAAGGATACTCCTCCATCGGTCATTGCAGTAGGAGGTTGTGGAACGATAAAACTATCACCATTACGAAACGATAGTCTATCTTGATGTATACCTCCTGGAATGTAGCATACGCGAGGGTCGGTTGCTATAGCTAGATTGTAGTTTGGAATTGGTAGAATAATACCGCTAGAGTCTACACGACCGTATGGATATTTTTTATTGTTTGGAAGTGTGTAAGCATTCACCGCAGCCTCTAACGCTCCGTATGATATGTAAGGCTCCATTGTATCGTAGTCGTTAAAAAACGTACCCTCAAACATTCCTGGATCCTCCCCACCTCCTTCTGTTCTAACCTTTCCCCAATAATAACGATAATCTCCATTAATGTGTGGGATTAAGTTTACTGGTGCTCTATTTCTAATCTTTCCTAACCACTCAGTCAAAGCTGATGGGTCTCGAAAACTGTCAAGCAGGATAGAATACAATTGTCCGTTCTTTTTAACAACCTCCTTCTTATCTCCTTCTTGCGTTTCTATTTCTTCTTTTCTTGCACAATCACACTGAGAGTCACTTACGTTACTCTGTGAAAAAGGCTCTGCTGCTGATATGATTTCAATTTCACAATCCCACGAATTATCTGGTTGTAGGCTGTACTTAAAGTTTCCAACTACACCCTGGAATCCGTCATAGGCAGGGTTGCTTTGTGCTCGAGTACGGATTTCACAAATAGCCAAAGCTCTAGCTTGTTTAGCTGTGTACACCGAAGGGACAGCTCCACTACAGCTTTCGTTCCAACCAAACTGCACTCGTATATCCATTCCTGGAATAAAGTAACATTTTTGCAACTCAACCAAGTCCTCATCTGTAAAGCACTTTAATTTAATCGATGCCTTTCGTGTAGTACCCAACTGTCCTAATGCTGACACATCACAGCCGGTTATGATTGGTAACGGGAGTAGTGTAGTCTTACTATACATTGCTGTTGATGACGTGTCTCCAAATAAAGCAGGCACTCCAGCTGCATTACCAAGCGGTGAGTACTTAGGACTACACACAGACGACATGGATATTACGTGTATCCACGGAACTCGCTTTGCTGTCCACTGAAGCAGTTTACTGCCATTAGCTCTGGCTACAAACTCAGACTGAACTGTACCGGGTGGCTGATAAGCCTCAAACGGGTTTCTTCCCATAACTACATATTATTTAGATCGCGAAAGTCGCTTATGATTTGATTCAATTGTGATGGAATACGTAATTGTAATCCTGGTGTTAGGTTTAGTGTGGCCCTGTTTAACCCCTCATTTGCTTCAGCTATTACCCAGTAGTAGTTTACAGAGTTATAATACTGATTAGCTAACGCATATAGTGTGTCTCCTACCGTAGTAAGTACATATGTGTCATCGGGATGCTTTGGGATAGGTGGGTAAATTGTTGACACTCTTACCCTTCTATTGTTAGCGTCTTTCTTTTCTGGTATGTCTGCGTATCTACTGTATGCCATGGTTATGCGTAGTTATTATAGTATGTGCTTGTGTTAGCGTCGAATGCATTACCATTTGCATCACCAAGCATTGCTACATCGAAGGATAGTTTAAATAAGTGTGGTAATCCGTTGAATCCACCATCTTGCACTTTATCAATATCCCACGTTGCTTCTGTTGTGTCTACATCAACCTTCACACTATTAAATACACAATACACATTTTTAAAAAAACCTCCAAGCGTTAACTTACATAAAGGTCCCGTTAAGTAGTTTCCATTAAAAGATGCAATCTGTGTAATTGATACGACATCTTGTATTTTTCTCATGTTAATTGGTAGATCGACTTTACTAAAAGCTGGTAACGATACTCCAAAGCTCACAGCTCGTGTTACTCCTTTGAACTGCTTAAAAGTATCCTGACGTCCTACATATTGTAGATCGTTCCAGCTAGTACTAAAACTATCGCTGAATGAGTCTAAGTATGCTTTGAGATTCACAGACTTGCCACCGCTCCTTGCACTAGTTATCTTAATTGTAAGGTAGTCCTTTCCATTATAGTCAGGGACATTTTGCACTACTCTGTTGCCAGGTGCGGCTTGTGGGAATGCACTGCCCCCAATTTGTGGGTTTGGACCGGAAGCTGCTTGTGCACTTCTACCTGCATTACCCGCTGCTGCAGATCCTAGCGATTCAATCTCACCATACGATAATGCTTTGTATCTTGCTAAACTTCCTATCGTAAGATTCTCACCTGCAGGGAAGTTTGTTAGGTTGTCTGTTGGTAATCCCTCTCCTGCCTCTAGTGCTTGTCTAATATTAGCCCATACCTCTCTATTGACGTTACCAAATCCTACAGTTGCTCCTTCTTGGAAAGTCTCCGGTTGTGTACCATTGGCATTGTTGACCCAATAAGTGTCTGACTGTATTCCAGCTGGTGCATATGAGAATACGTTGCCTGTGTTGAGGAACGGCTTATTAGGACCATACTGGGTTGTTGGAATCAAAGACGCTTGATCAATGTCAGTGCTTCCTTGGCGAATGTCTGGTTGGAATGCCCGTATTGCAGCTGATCCGTGTTTTATAGTTGGAGCAAATCTTGCTAGTAGTCGATCGGATTCGTATCGTATTACTTTAAGTGTAGGAGTGTAATATGGAGCTGGTGAGTATCCAAACGGTAAAGCTGCGGATCCATATCCTATTAACTCCTTTTTAAGGATGTCAAGATTGCTGTCAATGTTTTGTAGTATTGGTGCAAAGAGCTTGTATGAGTTTGTTGGCTGTACTGGTTGACCACTGCTATTTACAGTTGGAGTTGATGCCTCCTTTACTGCCAATAATGGCAACTCAAACTTGTCAGGTGCTTTTGGGTATCTACGAACTCCTCCAATTATAATTGGAATTGCATCCATCTCTTCAGGAACCAATATACTTGCAGAAAGTTCTCCTTCCTTAGTAGTGAGTCCTTGTAGGATAGCAATGCTTAATCCATCTTTAGGCTTAGTTGAACTAACACCACCCTGAGTAATAAGCTCTGGTAGTACAGATGACTTAGTATCTGCTACAGACTTAAATACGTTGTTAGACACAGTGGTTCCCTGGTTAATCAGCACCAAAGCATCTGATGCCATTCTTTCGGGATCTGTAACAGATATAAAAGCTCCGTTCTTAGTAAACACACCTTGTGACAAGATTACTGACTGTTCACCAGATGGTATTTGTAATAATAGTGTGTCTGCTTGTGATTGTATTGGTGATCGTACTACTAATGGTTCTTGCAATAGCGGACTACCTTTTAATGGGTCTGGGTTTCTGTGAAATGTGATTGCACCTTTGTCTGCAAACCCGTATGGATCTATATTCACTCGACTAGCAAGTGGTGATGTTACAAATGGATTAGCTTTAATGATTCCGGTGTATGTGTCACTCACAAAGTATTTTGCAAGGTGTGTTGTTCTGGAATCCAATGGCTGAGCCAATCTATCTTCCAATCTAATTGTATTTGGAAAATTACGATTGATCTTTTCTAATTTTCTATCAGTTAGTTGAGATACTTCTGGTTTAGGAAGAATAGGAAGTATTGGTTGTTTAATTGATTTTGCCATTTGTTTTAGAATGGCTGCATTCTTTTCCTGAGCGTTTCCTACTATCTTTAACTGCGCTGTTGTGCTTTGTAAGTTAGCTGAGGATGGCTTTGGATCAAACGATCCCATTACACTACCTGCTAAGCGTTCCTGTAAGCTGATTGTTTTGAATGGTTTGTTTGCTTCCATATTACCTTACTCCTGACGTTGAAATTGCTAACCTTAATACATCGCCAACTTTCTTACCATCCATGTTTACAACACCGCCTTGAGACATGATTGATTTAAGTTCTCGAATCTCTCCTATCAACTCATCCATCTTATCTTCTTTTTCTCCACCACCACCGAATAGACCTCCAAGTGCACCTCCTAATGCAACCAAAGCCGGAGCTACTGCTGCTAATCCAATTAATGCTGTAATGGCTGGAAGAGCTGCAAAACCTGCAATTGCCATTAGACCTAAGCCGGCACCTATTCCCATCACTGCTAATCCTACTTGAGTTAAACCGCCTGCACTTGCTGATATTGCTGTTAAACCAGCAACTTGCATAGGAACACCCCCTACTGCTCCTATTCCTGTAAGATCTAAGGCTGTTCCTAAAACTAATAATCCAATAGCTGCGGCTAAACCCTTAGCACCTCCTTCTATTGCTCCTTTAGTTTTAGATGCATCTTCAGCTTCTTGTTTTTGCTCAGTTATTAATTTACTTAATTCTTGTACACGTGCTTTATCTCCAGACTGTTGTGATATTTTTTGTTGTTGTTCTAATTCATATGCTTTGTTAGATGATGCTTGACCTCCACCTAATAAATTTACAAATTTAGTTATTCCCTCTACTAATTTATCTAGAGCACCGCTACTTACTAATCTTTCAAAAGCACCTTTCGCCTGTTCTAATGCTTTATTAAATTTAGTTTGAGCATCTTCTGATTGTTTTTCAAGATATAATTTATCACCTAATATTGTTTTAATTTGTTCTTCTGTTGAACCTTGTTTTTTAAGATCTTGATATATTTCAGCTAATCCTTTATGTTCAACATTATATATTTGTCTACCAGTTTGAAGTGCTCTTACAGATAAAGCATTATATGTTTCTTGTTTTCTAACAATATCTGTTAATTCATCACTATTTAAATTAAATAATTTCGCTTGATCTTCTAATTGAATTTCATTTAAACCATTTAAGTAGTTAGATGTCATACCTTGTTTGACAATTTCTTTACCTACTCCAACATAATCTCTATTTAAAGCAAGTAGTCTAGCTCTTTCTAGGTTAAATTGTTTTCCAGTTAATAACTCAGCACTTATTTGATTTGAAATTGATGTTTCAAAATCTAATAAACCTGAAGATATCTTTTTAGTATCTTCAAGAGTCATACCCATTAATTGTAATTGAGCAACTCCTTTAGCTATTTCTGCTTTAGTTAAAGTAATTAAGTTCATTATAGATGCAGTGTTTGGAGCATCTAAACTAGTAGCTCAATTTAGAAGAGATTTTGGAATATCAGCTAAATCAGCTGAAGAAG